CTCTTTGTTCGATTTGTCAAATTATTTTGTAAATCTGAAAAACAAGCCCATGGCAGTGAGTTAGCAAAAAATAGGTGTATTTCAGCCTTAAATGTCATTAATAAATTTGTCATGGGACCTGTAGTCTACGCTTTAGAACAATACCTAAAAAAACAAAAAGGCTACTGTGGAGGCAAAAATTGGGAAGAATTATCAACCATTTACGATGATTGGAAAATCAAAGACTATAATGTGTTCGGAATGGACGCTTCAGGATTTGATCGGTCACAAGACATCAGCCTTAAAAAATGTGTTTACCAAATATTATTCGATACTGTTGCCGATAGAGTTACTCATGTTAGTAAAGCAACATTCGAATACCATTACAAGCAAAACAACACAATTATGTACGCCAGTTTATTTGATAAAGACGGAACGCAAGATTTTGGTTCTGTCACTATTGAAGGTACAGTATTCTCTGGATCGAACGATACAACACTATCTAATACATTCGCACAATCTTGTTATATAAGATTTGTGTTTGAAGAATTACTCGGATTACATCCAGATGATTATGGATTATTATGTAAAGGAGATGACTCTGAAATTGGAGCATCTAAGGACATACCAATCCAAAACATTAAGCACGCACTAAAGCAATGTTTTATATTCAACGACTGGTTGAAGGATAAAACACTCACACCCCGAATAGAACATGGACTTGGACAAACTATTAAATTTTGTCGTGTCGGTAAAACTACCGATATTGATTTTTGTTCAACATCCGTATTCTTTTGCCAAGGTTGTCAGACACATAAAATAACAAGACAACTAGAAAGATACATCACATATACACCATTCTCCAGTTCAATTATAACATTAAATAATTCACAAAAACTTGCCTATATGCAAAACTTATACACAAGCAACGAATTTTGGATGAAAGGATTAAGTATCTTTAAGGCACTAAATGAACACTTCAAAACCAACGATTATACAACATATAATCTCGCTGGCAAACAAAGAAAACATATGCAAGTCAATGATTACGACATGGCTTGGTATAATAAATTGTTCACTATTGATAAAACCGACCTCATTACTAAGAACTTCGGTAAAAATGAAATCTATTCTATGTTACCGCGAAAACAACACTTGCAAAAGTGTTGTGTTGACGCGCATGACTTAGATCTTTTTGAAAAATTTGGATTATTGAACACTGATATTCAAGTAATTGAAAAACAAATGCTCACACAACAAAATAACTACTTTTCTATTGAATTGTTACAAGCATTTATTTACAATACTACATATAAG